CCCTCGGCAAACGACCTCTGGGCGCAGGCTGCGGCAGCTGCCCGGAAAATCGAGGCAAATCTGTACTACCAGACCCACGGCGGATTCATTGCCCCCGATGGACGCAAGCTGAAAGGCGAAGATTTCAAAAAGGAAAACGCGAAAATCTTCGCCGCCCTCCCGATGGTGGTGCAGCGGTGGGCTGGCTCCCCGGCAGACCTGTCGGAGATTTTCAGCAGCCGCAGCAGCGCGGATCTGCGCCAGTTCGTCCGGCCGGGCTTCGACCGGGCTGTGCAGGATGCCCCGGTTGAGAGTTTGCAGCCCCCGGCTCTGCCCGGCGGCGCAGCCCCGGCACAGATTGGAGGTGGCACGGCATGAGGTCAAAAAGACCATTCCGCAGCCTGATCGTGTGCGTTTCGTGTGCGATGGTTGGCTGCATCCTCGCAAGCACGGCCTACTCCCGGCGGGTGGACGAGTTGGAAATCGAGCGGGATATCTACGCCAGCAAGTCATCCAACTGGGAGCGCATGGCCGGAGAACGTGATGAAACCATTGACCAACTCCAAACCGAGGTAGACAAGCTGACCGCAGAACTGAACGCCCAGACCGATTTGACCCTTACATACGCCGGGGCGTTCAGCTGCACGGCCTATTGCGCCGAAGAATACGCCCACATCTGTGGCGAGGGGCACGGCATCACATCCAGCGGTGCAAAGGTGCAGCCAGGTGTGACCGTAGCTGCTGACACCAGCGTTCTGCCATACGGCACAGTGGTCTATATCGAGGGCGTAGGCCTCCGGGTCGTTCAGGACACTGGCGGCGCGGTAAAAGGTAACAAGCTGGATGTGGCGGTAAACACCCATGCAGAGGCTCTAAGCTGGTCTGGATGGGGTTCCCGTCGGGTCTGGGTCATTTCGGGAGGTGTTGAACCGTGAAAAAACCGTTTGAGACCGAAATGGACGATACCAGGCAGGCGGTCGGACAAATCGTGTGTTTGTGCACCACCATTGCGCTGCATCAGGAGTTCGGTGTCGGCAAGACCAGACTGGAGCGCATTAAAGCTAGAATTGACGAGTTGGAGAACCAGAACACCGAGGTCATTATGACCCCGGATGCAAACGGCAGACCCTCCAAGGACAAGGCCGAGGCAATCCGGGAAAGCTGGTTGGCTGGGTGCGTTTCTTCTGACTACCGAATCCCGATGGTGAGAATGCCTCGTGGGCGCAAAGAGCAGCAGTACCGCATGGCTGGCGACAGAGCTGCCAAAATTGCTTGGCAGATTTACGCCAAGGCGGTTATTGATGTGCTGCACTACGGTCCAGACCGCTTGGAACGGTTGCGCAAGGAAAGCCATGCCAACTATGAGCAGCTGAACAAGTGGGGGCATGAGGATGGTCTGGATGTTGCGATGGAAAAGCTGCGCCGCTGTGCTGCTGATGCCATGCAATCCCCGGATCTGGAAGTTGCTGATATCGATGGCAGCAAGGATGCCGTGGAAGTGGACAAAGAGTTCCGTAAGCAGCAGCTGAATTTCATCAAGCGTGTCCGGGCACAGACCCTTGGCCGCATCGGTGCCACCTCACAGCCCGTCAACGTACTGGCCGAGCAGGGTGTGCAGGACAAGGTTCAGGAGATTATGCAGCAGGTTTCCCAACAGTCGTTTGAGCGTAGGAGGAGACGTTGATATGGCACAAAATGAATACGGCGAGAAGCTGGACAGCAATGGCTATGCACCCAGCATCCTCAGCCAGAGCCCCACCTGTCTGATTTGTGGGCGGTATCGCACCGCCCGGCACGAAGTATTTTTCGGACCGTACCGGGATAAGAGCAAGCGGCTTGGCCTGTGGGCGAACCTCTGCCCTTGGTGCCACCAGAACGGCGTGACTGCCGTACATACCAACCGGGAGGCAGACCTCCGCTTGAAAAAGTGGGCACAGAAAAAGGCTATGGAGTATTACGGGTGGCCGGAAGCGCAGTTCATCAAAGAGTTCGGGAGGTCGTACCTGTGATGCCCATCATCGCTATTGACCCCGGCAATGTGCAGTCTGGCTACTGCGTGATTGACCAGAAAACGCTCCGACCGCTGGAGTTCGGCAAAATCGACAACGAAGAACTGCTGAAAAAGCTGGAATCGGCTGCCAAGCAGGGATGGCGGTGGGCGGTCATCGAAATGGTGGCCTCCTACGGGATGTCCGTTGGTCGGGACGTTTTCGATACCACGGTCTGGATCGGCCGGTTCTATCAGGCGCTTTCGTCCCGGTGCCCGGTGCGGATGATGTGCCGCATCGAGGAGAAAAAGCACATTTGCCACGACAGCCGAGCCAACGACACCGCCATCCGGCGGGCATTGATCGACCGATTTGCAGCCCACGACCTGAAAAACGGCAAGGGCACAAAGAAAGCCCCGGATTTCTTCTATGGCTTCAAGGCTGATGTGTGGGCAGCCTACGCACTGGGTCTGACCGCCATCGAGAACCGGGAGAACGACTATAAATTTTCGACTACTTAAAAGCTACTTGAAAGGAGCTTCATCATGGATAATTCTCTGTCTGAATCCGCACGTTTCGCAGTCTACCGTGAAAAACTCAAGGGCATCTGCGAGGCCAACAACCTGAGCTATGTGTTCATCAAGAACGCATACCCCATCAAGCTGGTTATCCGTCCGTTGGGCGGCGTTGGTGAACAGATGTCGATGCTGGAGGAGGCATCCGAGGACAACTACATCTCACCGGGCGCATCCATCCTGTTCACCGTCAAGGACGGAAACCTGACCTACCGCATGAGCAAGACGTTCACGATCTCCGACACCCTGTTCAACAAAATCAAGAACATCTTCAAGAATATGCACTACCTCTGGCTCCAGTTTTTCTTCCGGGATTTGGTTGAGGGCGGCAAGCTGGCAGCCCTCGGCTACAAGATGCCTGACATCCCGGAATCCGGTGGGCAGCAGGATGCGCCCCGGGAAAATGAGCCTGATTCGCCGAATCTCCCCGGGGAGGCCGAACCGCTGGAAGAAATCGAGGATGACGAGGAGGACGAGCCCACCTCGGATGAACTGACGCAGGCCACCGAGATTGCCCGGCAGAACAACGGCATCACGCAGGCCATGTTGGAGGAAAAGATGGGCGTGACCGCAGAAAAGGCCATTGCGCTGTTGGATGATATGGAATCCGCAGGCGTGATCGAGTTCTCCAACGGGCACTACACCCTTGCCGCTGCTGACAGCGAGGAGGAGTAACCTATGGCAAAGGCAGCAGTGACCCGCAGCATCCGGGATGACCACCAGAAGAACTTCCTCAAAATCTTCAATAGCCTGACTGGAAAGCACAGCCGCTGGGAGATTTGGGAGGACTTCGTCACCCTGACGGCCATCGAGATCTCGAACAGCACGGATAAGGCAAATGCCCCAGAGCGCACTAAGATGTATCAGACCATCGTTTCCAAATACTCCGCCAAGGAGCGGGATGGCATGGTTGAAATGCTGGCTGAGGTAATCATGGGCATGGAGCAGAATCCTGACCAAGACTTCCTCGGTTCGCTGTACATGATGTGCGAGTTGGGCAACGACCACGCCGGGCAGTTTTTCACTCCCTACGATGTGTGCCGCTGCATGGCCGAGATTACGTTCGACCCGAAGCTGCACCCGGACATGGAGGGCTTCATCTCGGTATCTGACCCGGCCTGCGGTGCTGGGGCCACGCTGCTTGCCTTTTTGAACGTCTGCAAAAGGCGGAATATCTGCTACCACAACAAAGTCCTTGTCATAGCCCAAGACATTGACTTCATCGTTGGGCTGATGTGCTACATCCAGTGCAGCTTCATGGGCTGCGCTGGATATGTAGTCATCGGTGACACACTCGTGAACCCGGCAACGGCCTACGACAGCCGCGGATTGCTGCCCGCAGGACCACAAAACCGTATCTGGTATATGCCGCTTTTCTCAACCGATGTGTGGTATATGCGCCGCCAGATAGCGCAGATGAACCTGCTGTTTGAACCGAAAGGCGAACCGGCAAAAATCGAAAAATCCGATATTAAGCCCGCAAATTTGCAAAAATCTATCAAAAATGAGCCTAAAGCCCCGGAAAACGAGCCTCTTAACGAAACCAAAACCGGGCAACTCACGTTTTTCTAACCCGAAATAAGAAAGGAGTATCCCTATGGCAGACATTACTTACATCCCCATTCGGCAGTTGTACCCTCACCCCGACAACCCCCGCAAAGAACTGGGAGATTTGTCCGAACTTGCAGCCAGCATCAAGGAAAATGGTGTGTACCAGAACCTGACCGTAATCCCCGGCCACTACCTCAACAGCCGGGAGTACATCGCGAAGTGCGTTGACGAGGGTGGGGATGCCGCCGCAGCAGCGGCAGCATGGACACCCAAGGCCGTGTGGTCCAGCGAGGACTACACTATCATCATCGGCCACCGCCGGGCTGCGGCAGCGCAGCAGGCAGGGGTGTACGAGCTGCCCTGCGCCATCGTAGAGATGGACGAGCGGGAGCAGATGCAGACCATGATGATTGAGAACATGCAGCGCAGCGATTTGACGGTCTATGAACAGGCACAGGGCTTCCAGATGATGATGGACTTTGGGCAGACCGTGGAGCAGATCTCCGACAAGTCTGGCTTCTCACAGTCCACCGTTCGGCGGCGCATCAAGTTGCTGGAACTGAACCACGACAACTTCAAAAAGGCAGAGCAGCGCGGCGCAACCCTTTCCGATTTTGTTGAACTTAACAAAATCGAGGATTTGGATGCCCGGAACCGGGTGCTTGAGACCCTCGGCACGGCTAATTTTAACCGTGAGATGCAGAACGCCTTGTCCGACCAGAAATACCAGCACAGAAAAGCTGAATGGATCGAGCAGCTTCGCCAATTTGCCGTGGAAAATCCTGATGCCAATTACAGCACTCACACGCACGTTGCCGGATACGGATATTGGAACACCGGCAAGGACGTTGAAGTGCCGGACGATGCCGATAGCGTAGCGTACTGCTACAAGGTCAGCCAAAACCAGATTGACCTCTACAAAGAGCGCGATTTGGAAAAAGAGAATGCGGAAACGGCTAAGCGAGAGGAAAAGCGGCAGCAGGAACAGTTCTATAAGGACCAGCTTGCCGCCCTCACAAACTATATGTTTGAACTGCGCCGGGACTTTGTGGCGCAGCTCTCCACGGCAGAGTGCAAAAAGCATCTGGGCGAAATCGTCCGCTTTGCTGTGGATGCGTTCGATTCAAGCTGCGATGGCGAGTTGGCAATCAAGCTGCTGAGCATTGCACCCCCAGAAACGGACGGCGTTGACCTGCTTGATTATTTGGAAAACGCCTCGGTGTTCAGCAACCAGCCGGAAAAGGCACTGCTCTCCTTGGCTTATTCGGCCGCTGACGATGGCAGCAACGGATACTGGGGCTGGGTCTGGAAACCCGACTGCCAGAGCGGCGGGTACGGCTGGGAGGAAAACGGCAGTCTCGACGCTATTTACACTCTGCTGGTAGCCTTGGGCTATGAAATGTCTGACGAAGAAAAGGCGTTACAGAACGGAACCCATGCCATCTTTTCCACCAATGACCCTAAAAAGGCAGATGTGCCCTGCGAACGTTGCAAGGCGGCACATCCCGGATGCGACAAGTGCTGCAAGACCTGTGATGACCACTGCAATGCGTTCCAGCTGTGCAGAAAGGAGTGTGGCGAATGACCGACCTTGTAAAGTGTGACCGCTGCGGCACACCCTTCAGCATCCAGACAGCCGGCATCCGCAGTGCATGGAGCGGCGATTACATGGTGCAGTATTTCACCTGCCCCGGCTGTCACCATCGCTATCAGATTCTGACCACGGACACTGAACTGCGCCAGACCGTTGAACGGCACAAGAAAATTGCCGCAAAAATCCGTATGGGTCAGAGCAAGCATTTCCGGCCGGGAACGCTGAAAAAGTATCAGGCTGAAATGGAAAAGCTGGAGGCCGAGCAGAAAAAGCGGCGAGATGAACTGCTGGACAAGGGCGACGAGATCCTTGCCCGGCTGGGAGAGGAGTAAACCATGGATGACCTGAAAGAATACGCTGACCGCCTCAAGCTTGAAATCATGGCGGCTGACTTTCTGACCACCGAAGACCGGGAAATGGTCTTTGACCTCATCGAGAAGGTGCTGGGTGATGACAATGCCTGACCAGATTTTCATCGACATTGCCCTGCTGACCGTTGGCGTGGCCATCGGTGCCCTGCTGGGCGAAACCAGCCGGCAGCAGCATGACCGCCAGCTGTTCCGGGAGTACATCAACTTTATGACTGAATCGGAGCACAACAATGAGCTGCTGTTCCGGGAAGTGATTCAGCTTCAGACCGAGAAAGGAGCCAACCATGAGAAAGAGTAATCGCCCGCCGGAGCCCGGCGCACGAGGACTGCTGCGCCTGTGCTGCCCCTGCTGCGGCAAGGAGTTCGGTACATACCTCCACGTTGCGCAAATGTCCATCGGCTGCCGCTGCGGGGCTACGATTTCACTGGAACGTGGCCTTGCGCCGTATGAGTTCCAATGCAGCTGTTGCGAGTTCCACGCCAAGGGCAAGACCAACATTGCGGAACAGGAATTTACAGTGCCGTGCAAGTGCGGAAACCCTATCACGCTGCACTGGAACAAGGACACACGGAGGTACACAGAATGAACTGGGCAATTGTAATTCCTGTCGGCATCGGCATCGCGGTGCTGCTGTCTATCGCGCTTATCGCAATCGATGTTTCCGGGCAGATCAGCCGGCAGGAAGAAGCCGACGAGGTCAGGTTCTACTGGGACAGTATGCTTATGTACTCCAAGAGAGTCAGCCCTGATGCCCCGCCAGACTATGAAGTCAAAACGCTTTACGAGAACCGCAAGGATTTTTGTGCGGGATGTGCAGAGTACAACTTCTGCCGCAGTGCAACGATGGTTTACACGCATAGCCCGCGCAGAAACGGTTATCCATGGGTCTGTCTGAAAAGGGGGTGTTCAAAATGACACTGGAAGAAGCCCTGCGCTTTATCGACCCGGAAACCGACACGGACGCTCTGGCCGAGGCTGAGTATTATGGCGGATTCAATGGCAAGGAACAAGCTGCTCAAAAGCTGAAAGAAGCATCCCGCATGGTCGTTGACTTTATTCGCCGCGTATCGTGGCACGATGCCAAAACCCCGCCGCCTGTCCACGATGAAAGTTGGGAGAACGCGGGAGAAAAGCACTGCTGCATTATGAGCGAACTTGTGTGGGTCTGCTGCGAGAGCCGGAACACCATGAAGGGCTGGATTGAAAACGGCAAGTGGTACATCGAGGATGGCCGACCGGCGGCAGATACGCCCTATGGTGCTGTGAAGTTCTGGGCTCCGCTGCTGGAGCCGCCGGAGGTAGCGAAATGAAAATCATCACAGTTAAGCATGAGGTTTCGCCGGGGTATGGAAAATGTGAGTTCGGAGGAGATTTTTGGGGCAAAGAGGTATGCAAATACCATGCACTACGCACCCAAACTCACGGAAACAAGGCTCCGCCTGAATACAGGAAGCCGAAGTGCCTGCTGTTCAACTGCTGGCTCGAAGAGCCGTACAAAAAGTGCGAACCCTGCCGCAGGGCGTGCGCGGAGGTTGACGAAAAGTGAAAGCAGTTCTTTTGAGCATCCGGCCCGAATGGTGCAGCCGTATCTTTTCGGGCTGTAAAACGGTGGAAATCCGTAAGACAAGACCGGTCTCGTTGAAAGAACCTTTTAAGTGCTACATATATTGCACGAAAGGAACGAAATTTTTCTGCTGGAAAGCCGTTGACCATTTATATTTCGACGATAGGTCTCATAAGCTATTCGACCGCAGGGTTGACGGAATGGTTGTCGGCGAATTTATCTGCGATGACATCCGACGCATTGGCCCTGAATACTGTGTCGTCAAAGAAGATATCGAATCTGCAATTGCTGGAAGCTGTCTCACAGTACCGCAAGTCAAAGACTATGCCGGATGGAAGTCCGGGATGAGTTATGCAGATTTGAAAGACTTGTATGGCTGGCACATTTCCGACCTGAAAATTTATGACAATCCGCGCGAGCTGCGGCCGTTCACGGGCTTGCTAAACACGCGGTTTGGTGTGCGGCCTGTGGAAGCGCAGCGACCGCCCCAGAGTTGGTGCTATGTGCAGGAAATTGAGGTTGCCGATGGTAAAGCCTGAACCATGGGAAAACCCGATGCTGGATACCATGTGGAGCTTTATGCAGATGGGCGGGCTGAAAGCCAACTACCCGGCTCTCAAAGAGGCCTGCATGGAACTGCGTCAGATGCTGATGCAGAAGACCGCCGGGCAGCGCAAGGACAGGCCGAAAGACCTGTCATGGGAAAACCTTGAACGGGTCAAGGTAACCATCATCTGTGAGGCCATGGCTCTGGTGCTGTCCGGCGAATACGAAGGAGGTAAGCAAACAGATGGAAATGTACATGGCAATCTATAAATGCCGCCTCTGCGGAAAAGAATTCTGTCACTCTGGAACAGGCGACAAGGACACGGCGGCCACGGCCACTATGTATACAGTTCTCGAATCTTCTGGCATCACCCCGCAGTTTGAATCTCCAAACGCGCCAACACAGTTTGAATTTCACAGCTGCAAGGATGGAAGCTACGGGATGGGTGATTTCTTGGGCATGAAAAAAACGGAAAAGGACGATGAAAATGAAGTACCGCATTGAGATCTCGGAAGAGCAGCTGCGCGTCATCGGGCTGGCTGTGGACGAGTATATGAGGGTTCGCATGGGGCAGTTCGATGCTCTGGCCGAAGATCTGACATATGACGGCATACCCCGCGTTGAAGCTTGCGGGGGTGAGTACATTTATGATACCGCTCTCAAAAAGCGGTGCGACAGCATTGAAAAATTGTTTGAGGCCGCCTACAAAATGGCGTTTCCACCGCTTGGCTACCGTGGACGGCAGCACGATTCATGGGGAACGTGTATCGACATTGTACACGCCATCGAGCACCAGCGGTGGCTGGACAGTCCGAAAGACAAGCGGGAAAAGCCACGCACAACAAACCGTTCTTTCGAACCCGTTCCGCTGGGGCATGAGCCGTTCCCGAAAATTGAGAGGGTGGAAGAATGAGTTGCCTGTCTTGTGAGAACTACATACCCCTCGACCCGCCTATCCAACGCACCGATTCGCACGGCCAGACCTACAAGGTGCCGGGATTGTGCAAAATTGGAGCGGACCACATAATTTCTGGGTTTCCTGTCTATCTTCCAACGGCAAAATGTGATAAAATAACAGAAGCACCGTTGCAAAACGGCAGCTGAATTATGACGGAGGTAGACTGTGACATTACAGGAATTGTCCAAGTATTATGACATTCAAATGACACTCGAAAAAGACCGTGAAGCCTTGGAGAATCTTCGGCAGAAAATCAATCCTGCCTCCCCACAGCTGACGGGTATGCCACATACGCCCGGTGTTCGGGACAAGGTGGCGGATCTGGCTGTGGAACTGGCTGACATGGATGAACGTGTCCGCTGGTTAGAGGAACAGGCAGCGGAAGAAAAGCCCAAGGTCGAGGCGTACTGCAAGAGCATCATGGATGCCCGGCTTTATCTGATCTTCCGGCTGCGGTTTGTCCGCTGCTACTCGTGGGCAGAAGTTGCCGGAGCACTCGGAAAGTGCTACACGGAAGCCGGGGTCAGCCGGATGGCCTACAACTACCTCGAATCACATTGACCGATAAGCCCTGCATTTGCGGGGCTTTTTATTTTTGCCCGAAAAACTCAAATTCAACCTTAAATTATCATAAAAT